TCGAAACATGAATATTATTAAACATAAACCAATACTCATCATAAGTTGAATCTATATTAGATGTAAAACTTAAAGAAGCATCACCAGATGCCGTAGCAGTCGTTAATAACTTCATAGTTACACCGGATATAGATGTTACATTATTTAACGAAGCATTATTGAAAGCGCTTGAACCTAATACACCATTTGATCCGATGTTATTTGTAAATGTTCTTGTAATTGTTCCCATTAGATACCACCTACTTCGACATCTCTTACACCAAAGAGTTTGATTGTTCCAGCATCTATGTTGCCAGATGCCATTTTAAAATCGATGGCATCGATTGCTGAAGTTGTATTAAAATAACCAGCAACAAATTGATTAAAACTATAATCACTATAGTAAGCAGAATTAGAGGTAGAAAGAAAATGTTTTACCTGAGTTGTAGAATCAGGTCTATACAACCATAATTCACCACTTACTTGTTGGTCATTATCAGCACCCACTCTACCAGCTAAAGGTTGATAAGAAGTGCTCTGGTCTAAATCTCTACCAGTTTCATATCCAAAATTAGCACTCGTACCTGCCTCATCGTGGTAAGCAGCAATATGTGTTGACATAATTGTTGTATTATAATTAGAACCACCATCGGTACTTCCTTGAAATGTGAAGTTTTTATCATCGATGGATCCGTGAATATCAAAAAATCTAAAACAATAAACATCATAAGTGGAATCTAAACCTGATGTAAAACTTATAGAAGCACTAGCAGATGCTGTTTGTGTTGAAATTAATTGAAAGGTATCATTCAATTCGATACCAGATGGTAAAGTTGTAACAGCACTTACACTAGTATTTGAAACACCAGATGAAGCAACAACACCTCCTGTTGTGATATTATTTGCTAATGCTCTTGTTATTATTCCCATTATTTTAATCCGTAAACTCTTATATCTCCTGTTGACAAATTTCCTGAATTGAATCTGAAAGCCACACCATCAACAGCACTAGTAGTATTTAAATATCCCGATGTGTGTTGGTCGTAGAGAAAATTATTTCTATCATTTTGACTTACTCTACTATAAAAATGTTTCACATGAGTTGTTGAAGCAACATTAAATATCCACAATTCACCACACACACCATGGTCAGTATCCGAACTAACACCTCTAGCAATTCTACAATAACCTGTAGATTGAGTAAGGTCAGCATCAACATCATATGACAAATTTCCTGAAGTAAAAACTTCACCCTCATCATGTCCTGCTGCCCAATCAGTTGTTGTTTTGGTCACATTAAAATTTGAACCACTGTCAGTAGAAGCATTCCATTGAAAATCTACATTATCGGAAGTTGGTCTCACATTTGTAAATGTAAAACAATAAGCATCATAGGTACCATCAAAAACAGCAACACCACTTCGGTCTCCATCAATATGCTCCATAGCAGCATCATTTCCTAAACCATAGCCGATAATTGGAACTAAATCACTCTTAGCAGCTGTCGGTAAATCAGTGATACCTGATACGGAAGTGTTATTGATAGCACCAGACAGAAAAGTGCCGTCTGTGTTGAGTAAGTTAGCAAATCCTCTTGTATTAGCACCCATAGTTTTATTTATTTCACTCCAAATAGTTGAATAGTTCCGTCATCCATATTATTTGTATCAAATCTAAAAATAACACCATTAATAGCTGAAGTAGTATTACAATATCCTGCAATAAGATGATGCCAACTTCTAGCACTTGCAAAATAACTTTGAGTATTAGATATAAAATGTTTTACATAAGTTGTAGAACTTGGGTTATATAATTTTATAATACCAGATATAGATTCATCATTTCCTGTATAAATATTTTGACATATTTCTTGGTCTGCTGTTGATTGTGCTAAATCATATCCATTCTCGTAAATAATTTGTGCAATTGCATTATTTTCGGCGTGCATTGCTACAAAACTTGCAGTCGTTTTGGTGACATTCCAATTACTTCCACCATCAGTAGAAAAATTAATACCTAGACCACCTGTATTTCCTGAAGGGTGAATATTATTTAAAATAAACCAATACTCATCATAAGTCGAATCAATACCTGATGTGAAACTAACAGAAGCATCAGCGGATGCTGTCTGTTCACTAATTAATATTAAAGAACCACCTAAATCATTAATATCAGTAATTCCACTAATAGTTGTATTGTTTACAGCACTGGAAGTAATTACTCCACTGGTTGTAAAACTGTTAGCGATATTTCTTGTTGCCTGTCCCATTAACTTGTTGATACTCCGTACATTCTAATTGTGCCATCATCTATGTTGCCAGATGACATTTTAAAGTCAATAGCATCAATTGCTGATGTTGTATTAAAATAACCTGCTACATTCATTTGATTATTACCATTACTAGCAAAATAGTTAGAAGCAGTAGATGTAAAATGTTTTACATATGTTGTTGAACTAGGATTATATAGTTTAAATACTCCACTTACACATTGATCGTTGTCGTTACCCAAACCATAAACTATATGCTGATAACTTGTTGATTGTGCTAAATCTTCATTAGAATTGTAACCTAATTGTGTGAATGTATCGGCTTCATCATGTCCAGACCTAAATAAAGTTGTTGTTTTTGTAACGCTGTAAGTCGAGCCACTATCTGTACTACCATTAAAATCAAAACTAACATTATCAGTAGCAGGATGTACGTTATTAAACACAAACCAATACTCATCATAAGTAGAATCAATACCTGATGTAAAACTTAAAGAAGCACTAGCAGATGCTGTTTGTGTACTGAGTAAAGTCATTTTACCAGCAACACCAGCAGGCAACGCTGTAATACCACTTAAACTGGCATTGTTGATACCTGCTGCCTTTAACTTTCCTGTTGTGTCAAAGTTATTGGCAAGTGATGTAATTCGTGTTCCCATTATGCTATCCCATATAGTGCTATCGTTCCGTCATCAATGTTTCCATTAGTCATTTTAAAATCAATAGCATTGATTGCTGATGTAGTATTAAAATATCCTGCTGTGTACATTTCTCTTGCTCTATCGTGCTCTGTATTCAAAACTACCCTTGCCATAAAATGCTTAACATAGGTTGTTGATGAAGGATTGAATAACCATAATTCACCAACAACATTTTCATCATTTTCTGCACCGACTGATTGTGCAATTCTTTGATAACCTGTTCCTTGTGCTATATCCAGACCTGTTTGATAAGAGAAATCAGTACCACTATCATCTTCTCTATGTTCTGCTTGAAATATTGTTGTAGTTTTTGTGACATTATAATTACTACCTCCATCTGTACTACCATTCATATCAAAACCATCTGCGTCAGATGATGTATGTAAATTAATAAACTTAAAACAATAAGTTTTATATGTAGAATCGATACCAGATGTAAATGAAAGAGAAGCATCACCTGAAGCAGTTTGTGATGAAATCAGTTTCATCTTACCGTCAACGGCAGTTGGTAAACTTGTAACGGAGTTTAGTGAGGCATTATTGAAGGCACTAGATGAGAATACTCCACTGGCGCCAACGTTATTGGCTGCTGTTCTAATAATACTTCCCATGTGACCTCCATGTCATTAGGTTAATCTTAAATATCTGATTGAAATCTCAGCAGAGGATGCCGGTGCTGTAACAAATGTCAATGTTGTTCCAGAGATTGAATAGTCGTCTGTTGGAACTAAAGTAACACCGTTAACAGTAACGATTATATCTTCGACTGTTCGACCAGAATCGATTGTGAAACCTGTTGTTGAGCCATCACCTGTATCAGTACCATTGGTATATGTAGCAGTACCAGATAATGGTAGATAACGATAAGCGATTTCAGCACCAGATGCTGGAGCTGTTTGAAATGTTAATGTTGTACCTGAAATTGTGTAGTCAGTTGTTGGTACTAAATTAAATCCGTTGACATACACTAAAACATCATTCACACTTCGACCTGAATCGATTGAAAAGGCAGTTGTTGAACCATCGCCTGTCGCTGTTCCTGATGTATATGTTAATGTCGGTACAATGTTAGCATAAGTAACTTTTCGATTTGCTGATGCTGTAGCATCATAAATGATGAACTCATCAGCGCTAGCAGGTGTTTCTGCTAATTCTGTCGTAGCATTGATATCTAAGTCACTGGCAATATTCGATGCTTGAATCTTTTTAAGTTGACCAACCGATGAATCATAAATTAATAATAAATCATCATCGGCTCTTGTTTCTGCTAATTCTGTTAAACCTGTAATGGCACCTGTACCAAATGTTGCAACATCTAAGGCAACACCTAAGAATACAACAAAGACAGTATCAGAAGCACCTGGTGCTGCTGTGAATATAATCTGTGTACCACCTGAACCTAAGTTATATGCAACTTCGGGTTCCTGATGAACACCAGCAACAGATACTAGAATAGATGAAGATGAACCGACAGTGTAGTCTAAACTAAATGTTGTTGTTGAACCGTCTGGTGTGATTGCCTGTTTCTCCAGCAATCCATACTGCGGCTCACGTCCGATGTAAGCCATTACGCTGCCCTCCAACCTTTATGAACAGCCTGTTTACCTCTTAACACGAGATACATACTGTCATAAGATAATTTCATTTGTTTACAAAATTCCACTAGATTTCTTCCTTTGAAAACTTTATTTTCGGGTGATAGAAAACCATAGTCTTTTGATATTTTATATTTAATTTTTTCCATTACTTCTTTAGGATGTTTTTTACCATAAAAAGGATTATTTTTACCAGTAACATCATAGTGATTTTCACTCATTTTTTTTCTTGCCTCTAAAGAATGTTTTTTACCTTTTATAGCACAAACAAGACCATCTTTATATCTTTGTTTTAATGTATTACTTATTCTTTGTTTTAATTCTTCTGGTTGTTTTCTACCTTTTAATGGGTTATTTTCTCTCATTAATTTAATCATTGGATGCTCTTTGTTTTTTAACAACTCACTTAATCTTGCTCTTACTTCAGGTCTCTTTGAAGGATTTTTATCACCCTTTATATAATCTTTTGGCATATGACCAAAGCCACCAAGACCGCCTGGTGCCAAGTTAAGACATAACTTATTGTTCTTTATGTAGTTATTTGTAATTAATCTTTCTTCTAACTTAAAGATTTTATTTTCATTATCTATTCTTAGTATATC